CAGAATTAAAATTATATGTCCCCATGTTAAGACAGCTTTCCAATCACTACATTAGGGTCACGAAGAGTTTTTAGATAAGCCAAAGTAGATTCACTCAGCTTATCACGTTCTTCCTTAGTGAAAACCTGAGCATTACCAACCACCTTGGCTTCCAAATTAAGAACACTATCGCTCACACTCCTAGGAGACTTCTCAAACTTCGGAGAATAGCCTAAATCCTTTAAATCCGCAGAAATATTCGCTGCAAGCTTATTAATAAGCCTATGGCTAGCAATGGCCAAAGCCTTCTTAATATTAGATTGATTCACGATAAGCTCCATTAGCATGAACCTGAATCTCTTCAGCCATCGGAGGTAGCTCAGCGGGCCTCACAGCAATATCAGCATTCAACGTCTCTACATTACAGGTGAAATAAATCCAAGTGTACCGAAAATTCCCAGAAGGGGAAGCGTTTATGACCCTATAATTGCTCGGTGATCTGTCCTGCATAGCAGCATTGAATGGCAACTGGATAACGTCGCCAGTACGCAGCATCCTGTCACCAAAGAGACCGTATATCTGTCGATGGCTAAAAACCACTTCTGCTTTGTTAACAGAATCTGCGCCCCACTTCTTCAGTTCAGTCTCGATGGGAGAAGGCTTAAAGAACGCCTTGAGCAGCTCAGAAGTCCAATAAGTGGGATCGGCATCTTCATCCCAAACCACATCATAATCAGCGTTATCAGTGCGTACGAATACTTTCACTTCTGCGCCACTGATATTGATCATCTCATCAGCTAAAGTTCGAGCGGTCTTTATCTCAGGAGCTTCAGAATTAAAAATCGATAGAGACGAATTTTGTTTTTCCGTGTCTGATCTAAAGTCAGGAGCGGCTTCGTCAAACGAGCCCTGTGACCCAAGCACGTCAGATCCAAACTGATAAATAGACATGAAAAACTCCCTCTGGAGTATCTTTAAATTACGATTTTATCTGCCAAGGAGGGATTGGGGGCAATATACCACCGAGAAGCAAACCAGCCTGAGCATCAGTCACGTAGGGACTTTGTTCCGGACTTGGTATGTCTTTAAAATCAGGAGAAGGGCAAAAACCTGTATCATTCATTTTGCAATAATCAAAACTCTCAGTCACAGTCTGATCTACTACAGCCAAACTACGCAAAATCGCATAATAATCAATAAGATTATTACAAGGACAATCTCTAGATTGCCCTGGGAATACGAAAAACCTAGTTCTCCAACCGCCCCTGCCCCAGTCTACCCCGTATTTAACATAAGACCCAGGTATCCCAGCAAGAGCGTCCTTTAAAACCACATATCCACTACCACATTTTAACTCATTTGCATAAGCATACGATAGAGTTCTGCTCGAGACATATGAAGTGGGCTCACACCCTGGCACAATCAGACGATTGCCGGGCAATATTTCGATTTGGTGTGATTCAAAAACTTTTGACATCTCAGGCTCCTTACCACGTATGAACGCTTAGTGGTTCACCTAAGAGAATGGCCTCATTAATGATTTCTTTTTTCTTTTCTTCACCCTCAGTCACCAGTTCACCACCATCATAACTAATGCTTCCACCATCTGGTGTTGGCATACCATTGATTTTACGACGACCAGCGCCGAGAGCAATTCTGGCCTCTGCTGTCATCATTTCATAAGTGAGGTATCTTGCCTGCGGTGATCTAAAATGAGTCACAACTGGGATGTATTGGACGACCACCGGAAAGGCACCCTTTGGCGTTGGGTATAGCCTTATTTTTTGATCTTTTGAAGAAAGGCTATCGCCGGTACCAGTGCCTGTCCCTTCATTGATCACTTCCCAGTGGCCCTCAGTGCCAAGTACTTTTTGGGAGAATTTTTTATAAGCAGCAAGAAGATGGTAATCGACAAGTATGTTTTGGATGCCAGATATATTACCTATATTGAATAGAAATGACTCCGCCCCGAACACGTCATCTATTCTGGTTGTAAGTGGGTCCCAATTACAAGATTGAATCCAATATGCATCTGCAGGCATTGGATACGTATTTTTCAAAGGCGTTGTATAAAACATGGCCAGTTTTTGTTCGCGTGGAAAGTAACCTGCGATGAAATCACCGGCCACTTTAAAGATCGTTTCCCATTGATCTTCTTGAATTTCAACGGCAACATTCGGATAGCCAAGCTTAGATAACACGTATTTCTTACACGGGTCACTGTTTAACTTTAAGACAGAAGGTAAGTCTTGAGGCCCAATAATTGCCATGTTTTTCTCCTATTTTATTATTTGAGTTAACATACCAGTGGTAAATAATATGATGATTAGCTAGCGTATTGAGGGAACTATGGACACACAAGATTTCATAAATCGTTCAAACGAAACACACTGTAATAAATACAACTATAAAAGCGTTGTTTACAAAAACACCAAGACAAAAGTCATAATAATCTGCGAGCAACATGGAGAATTTCAGCAAACCCCAGCAGAACATTTGCGAGGGAATGGATGCAGGCAATGCTTCTACGATTCGCTACACAGCACATTAGCACAATTCATAGTAAAAGCAAGATTAATACACAGCGACACTTATAGCTATGATAAGGTATTTTACAAATCGGCTAGAACTCCAGTAACAATTATATGCAAGACACATGGTGATTTTGAACAAATGCCATACATACATATTTCCGGCTCTGGCTGCCCAATTTGTTACAAAGATACCCAGATAAACAGCACAAATAAATTTATAGCTAAAGCCAGAGAGATACATGGAGACAGATACGATTATTGTGATTCTGAATATATTAATGATCAGACTAAGATAGCTATTACTTGTAAGGCACACGGCACGTTTTACCAACGAAAGAAAAATCACCTCGATGGTTCTGGTTGTCATGAATGTGCTAAACAGTCACGCCTCATCTTACAAAATGATTTCATTAATAGATCACAAGCAATCCATGCTGATTTATATAATTATGATAGTGCGAATTACAAAGGTTCATTCGACAGCATAACCATTACGTGCCCCATACACGGAAATTTCGAACAATTACCATCAAATCATTTGCAAGGAGCGGGTTGTAAGTTCTGCGCTATAGGAAAAACTCGTTCTAATACCGATGATTTCATACTCAAAGCATCATTAGTGCATCATAACAAATACGACTATACAGAATCAGTTTACACCACAGCCTTAGATAAAATAAAAATCATATGCCCAAATCATGGAGAATTTCAGCAGAAATCAAATAATCATTTACAAGGACAGGGGTGTCCATCATGCCCCACATCTACTTCAGTAGAACAACAACAAATAGGCGACTATATCTCCACTACACTGAAGCAAACCGTCACTATAAACGATCGTGTCGTCTTAAGCCCAAAAGAAATAGACATCTTAATAAAAAGTGCTAATCTTGGTATCGAGTACCATGGTTTATATTGGCATTCATATAATTTTAAAGAAACAAAAGAGCAAATTAACAGACACCAGGACAAAGCATTGTCCGCAAAAAGCAGAGGGATAAGATTACTGCAATTTTTTGAACACGAATGGGCTGTTAAACCCCATATCATTCAATCTATCATCAAACACCACTTAAAACTATCTGAAAAATTAAACGCTAGAGATTTAAAAATAACAACCGACATCATCCCATATGATTTTTATGCCCAAAACCATTTACAAGGTTCCCGTTATTCCTCGCATCATTTATGCCTGACAAATAATAATAACGAAATCATAATGGCGGCGTCCTTCAGCAAACACAAAGACGGATATGAGCTGATTAGAATGGCTACAAAAAATAACTTTTGTGTTCGAGGTGGCGTTTCTAAGATTATGGCTCATTATAAAAAATTATTAGGAAACAAACAGTTATTGACCTTTGCTGACTTTAGATATGCTAGTGCTTCTGGATATTTAGCAGCTAATTTTAAACTATTAAACATTACTAAACCGGGCTACTTTTATTACCATAATCGTAGTAAAATAATATTATCTAGGCAGCAATGCCAAAAACATAAACTAGTGAACTTATTACCGCTATTCGATGACAAATTAACCGAGTATGATAACATGTTTGTGAATGGCTATCGAAGAGTATGGGATGCTGGACATATTAAACTTGTTTTACCATCATTTTAGTCATTATGTTTTAACGTTTTTGGGTGCTTTACCTTTTCCCTGACCACCACTTCTTTTCCTCTTAGCTGCACTTGCCTTTTCTTTGTCTGTCATATCTGCGGCTTTTGCTGATGGCACGCATTTCGGATACTTCCTGTCTGGGTTATCAGCATCTGGCCTCCCACATTCAGGGTGTTTGCCATCTTTCTTTGCGCCAATGTCTACCCATTTTTCATTAAACCATGTACTGAGATCTTCATTCCAGCTTGCCTGCTTCTTGCCTTTGGAGTCAGGCTGTGTGCCTTTGCATACTTGTACTGCATAACCATTAGCGTAGGCACTTGGATATTTTTTGTATTTTCTTTTAGCTGCTTCTTTACCGCGTTTACACAGCTTCGTTTCTTCTATTAGCTTTTCATATTCAACTGTAAAAGTTTTCAAATCTCTGGCCTTTTTATCTTGGGAAATGAAAACCTCTGTTTCCGAAGATTATGCCGCTGTAATCCAGCCTGTGGACCTTTGCATTAGCATATAACGGAAGGTTCGGTGACGCTATGACACTATCTAGCAAGGTCTTCAACGTCTTGACTTCTGCATTTATATAAGACTTTGGAACATTAACATGTGGTGCAAATAACGAACCGATGTTACCCTGATTAGCGCTGAAGATATTAATATCTTCATTTGTAGCTAAGTTTTCAGACGATGAATGATAGAATCCGGTTATCATCAATTGGGCCGGGTAGTCACCGAATTGTGGCTTTATTGCTGATCCAAATGCCGTTTGGCTCATTGCAGAGTTATGGAAACCTGTTGTGCTATCGTATTGTCCACCGCCGGGAGCTGATATATTCAGATCACTTTCTTGGCTTAAGGCATCATAAAATTCGACGGCAAGTTTTTGCAGCGACCTTATGTGTACAAATCTCTTGCCTTGGATTGGTGTGACGCTGATATGTGCAGTAAACGGAGTCCACTTCATCTTTCATTTCCTCCGTTTGTATTTTTAATCCCAAGTTATTTCTACTAATTCTTCGGGAATAACCTCTACGACATCCGAAGGCAGCCTAAAACTATCAAACTCTACGTGCCAGTCATCTTCTTTCACGTAAGCTACTGTTCCTGAATCATTTGTCTTGCATTTATAGCCTATACAGTGCACTATCTGAGGTTCAGCACCTAATTGCATTGCGACTCTGCGTCTATAGAAGACGATCTGTCCCGGTTTTAGCTTTATTGTGAGTATTTTCTTAGTGGATGAGGCCAATAATGATATTTCTGTCAGATTATGTCTTCCCATCTTCTCTAATGGGACACCACCCATTTGTGTCACGTACTGCCCGTCTGCGTATCTGGCAAGCCATACTAATCGCATTATGACCTCTTATAAAAAAACCCCGCCATTTCTGGCGGAGCCATTTGTTAGAACGTATATTCGTCAAGATAGTCGTGGCTGTTTATAGAGTCAAGAACGCTATCAGCCGCTAATTTGGATGCATATTCTTCGTCTGTCATCACATCCCAAGAGCAAACCCAAAGACAATATCCTTGTTTACCATGCCCATCGCAACTATGCACACCTACTGGTGTGTCGAATTCGATACCAACTTGCTTCGCAGCACTGCTGGTGAGAACTATGACCGTCGCCTGGACCGGCGTTGGTGTGCCTTGACCAACAAGCCACATCCTATCACCTTTGCGAATCGTGCGTGCCATTGCTAATCCTCAGATTCTCAAGTTTCGTCGTAGAGCCACGTGAAGGTTGCAGATCCAGTAGCACCAGGCTGAGCAGTTGTTCCAACACTCAGCTGATAAACGACATAATTTCCAAACTGTGCAGGTGTAGCCGAACCATAAGTGATCGATCCCGTCACCGGAAATGATGGTGATCCAGTAACATTATAAAGAAATGGGTCAGTAGGAGCAGCCAGCAATGCTGTATGATTGGTTATCGTCAACTGAGTACCGCTTGTGCCAACTGTACCGCCAGCTTGGTGATATGTTGTAGACTGATTAAAAACAGCGGCCACACCAGTGCCAAAGTTATTGGCCCCGTTCGTATACCATCGAATATTGTTGATAGTACCTGCGGGATTAGTGTAAGCTATAAGGCGAGTTGAAACCCAGTAGCTGTAATTAGTGCCAGCTGCGGGAATACGAACCGGGTTACTACTTGTTGTCGCCACAGAGTAATGGTTATCGTCAGCGTTAGCTACCGTATTACCACCGCTAATCTCAGCTGTAACCTGTGAGGCGCCTGTATTCGTGATCCTAACTATACCAATATTCGCGGCCATTCAATCCTCCTTTAGGCATATCAAGAAAGCAAGAAGGGGCACATTTGTGCCCCTTCTTTTTGATTAGTTTACGTCAGCGTAGGCAGTCAGAGCTGTCTTGGCATCTTTGAACAGATCATTTGCCAGAACGGTGGCAGAAGTGTTCTTGAGGAACCTGTCGCTACCGATTTGGAAAGCGAAGTCTTCACCCGTCATTCTTTCGATACCAGCAGTCAAGCTGAGTTGCTTGAACGTACCGACGACGATTGGAAATCCACGGCTGACACCAGCTGCAGCCTGGCCCATGTATGGGCTGAAATCCTTGGTATCTGTGTCGCGCGTCAAGACACCTGCCGTAATTTCCGAGCCAGGTATCACAAGAACCAACGGACGCAGGTTCTTAATGATGGCCGCTACGGAGTCGTAACGAGAAATGTTACGGCGAGTTCTTAGCGTACGAAAGACCGAAATGCTGGTGTTTAATGGTTGTGCGGACATGATAAACCTCCGTTAGTATGTGCCCAACAGTCAATTTATTTTTGCATAATAAAAATAAGACCCAGGTTCCTAAAAACCTGAGCCTAGAACAATCAAAATATCAGATATGACTGCTCACTCACAGGAAGCACAACCGACGTGCATCTTCTTCTTGAACAACCCGCCAAGGAGATTTCGCTTAGCCTTATGAGGAACGGCCTCTACGACCTCTTCCTTATAACCAACCACAACAGTCTCCTTCACAGTGATCTGCTTTTCACGAACCTCAGTGACAGGGACCCGTTTGATCAAAACAGGCTTCTTAACCACCACAGTCTCTTCGACGTATGCAACGGAATACTGAGGACAGCAATCACCAGCTACAGCAGTCGATGTACCAACCAACAGCAGCAATGTAGCAAAACTCTTCATGGGAATCTCCTAAAATGTCGTGAAACATCAATCAACTGGTCTCACTGAAAATATAATACTAGGAAAAAACACATGAAACTAATACAAATATCTGAAGCCAAAGATGCCCACATAATAAAACACCAAAGCGAAGCCATAGGAAAGTTAAAAACCTACATCACGAAATATAAAAACCAAAAAGCGATGAAAGCGATAGAGAAAATATTCAGCGATCCAGATATAAGCACTTGGAAACAAAACTCCTGGATAGTTACTGACACGATCAATAACCTAGAAAAAGATCAAAAAATAGATCAAACAGAAAAACAGAGTGCCATAGCACAGCTTAAAACTGTACTGACAACACCACCAGCAATTATAATATCATCACTTTATAGCATTCCAAAAGAACAATTAAAAGATACTGCTCTAAAAAACTTAAATCTAAGCCCCTCTGAAAACAAAAGACTAAAAAAGGGCCTAGGACCTCAAGGGTATATCGCAGCGTTATCCTCAGCAGACAATATGCGAAGTAGCACTTTAAAGAAAACGTTATTAGACATTTCAAAAAACAGCGACTCAACATCTCAATCAATACGACAGTCAATACCAGGCGTTAATATCGTTAAAGACTTCTAAATATTTCTCTAAGATCATCAATATTAATGCCTTCAAAATCTATATAAGCATGGTTATTGCATTTCATGAACAGAAAAAGCATGTCAACCTCTTGTATCCTATCAGGCATCCCCACAATATCAAAACCGAGTACCTTACTGAAATCATGTAACGATTTACGGCGAGCATCATCGAATATCTCATAAATGAAAGATTCTTCCTCATTCATAAAGCTGCGATAAATGCGGTATAATTTATAAGCACAAACTGGGTCGGGCCTGTTAGTATTAAAACTGCCATGAAATTCATACCTAGATCTGAATATCTCAAGATTTTTGTATAAATCATAGTCCTCAAGACACACTATCGGCTCACACTCATATGCGATCGATAATTTTGATCTAAAATCAAAAGTCCGCCGCGCGATATAAGATTCACAATCATCCGCAAATCGTAATTTGTCGCCAACAGCCAAAACATCATCGTGTTTCAAAATGATGAAAAAACTGACGAAATCTTTGTTCGTCTCTATTGTTATACAAACACAGCTCTCATTCATACTTGCATCTCCATTTAGTGTAACCACGATATGTAATTAAAATACATCATCAAACGGCGAGAAAAATGGAAGAAAATCAGACCATAACACTAAAAAGACGAGTCTCGACAGACTTCATAGAGTCACTGCCACAAGATATACTGGACATTAACGTTAAAATGTACCTGGTGGTAAAAAGAAAGCAAAGCCAAGACTGTGAATATGGCGTAGACGCTAGAATAGATCCATGCGAACTTAACCTCAAAAATAAAATCATTAGCTTCACTATCAATAAGAAATACAATCCAGGTATAGAGTCTTTTGATGATCTGGAACCAACATTTTTTGAATCAGCACAAGCAGCATTCACAATTTTTTGCTATTCATTGTGATAACCTTTGGCTTCACATTCAAGAACCTGCTTGGCCTCACCGCGTGATCATCAGAGCTACACCAAAAAGCAGTGGTGTAAACAGACACAGTAAGCTGAGCCAGATAAATACCCAATAACCTTTCCACAAATTTTTCCGTCCACATACCAGTATCTCGCACTCTCATCTTCTCAACCACAAGCAGTAGTTTATAACCCAAAACATCCAACACCTGCCTAGTACACATAAATTGACAATCGAAAACCATCCTGGGTTTGGATTCAGCAGCGAATTTATATGCTTCGGCATCGTATTTCCGAATCATATCCCAAATGTGGGTATTCACATCAAAAGAATTCTCTGAATACAGATCAAAATAGCGGAAATCATCAGCCAGCACCAAGTCGTTATTAGACTTAAGACATGACGCTATGCCAAGTGACGTGTCCTCATCGATGACCTCCAATAGCCCATCCCAAGTCTCGTTAGCGCTCCTCTGCATCATTGACCGACCACTCAAAAATGCAACATGGTTGTTTCCTATTAATTGATCAGCATGCTCCCAAACAGTGAGAATAGTGCTCGCGTTGCCTATCACAGAGCTCCATGCAGAATATGTTGGGTAGAAATCTGACTTGGCTATATAATCAGAATCTACATTAAAGTCGTCAGATATTTTTATATCTTCTACAGCGTCATGTTGTTCGATCTCTCGAAACCCTTCCGAATCCGAGAATCTTATAAGTTTTATCATTTTGATATTAGCCCTGAATATTTTACACCTAAAACTTGTACTTCTATCCCATCGTTCGATTTGAGCCTGAATCCAATTTGGCTAGACACCTCTCCAAATAGATTCCAATTCATGTGCGTTGTCAATAGTTCTGGAAATGCGGCGCTCCATTTTGTATACAAGTATCTAAGAATCTTCCAATATCTGTTATTCTTTCCCATGCTAGTGGAATACTTACCATAGTGTATAATGGGAATGTCTGCAGAATAAACATCATATCCAGCCTTCCTAGCCTGCAGACTGTAGTCGATACCATAAAAATGAAATCCATCTAAACTCTCATCAAACTTTAATTTTATATCTTTTGATACAGCAAAAAAGCATTCGTCTATGCAGTGTACTGCTGTTGCCTCTTTTACCCCATTCCAGTATGGGGCTTTGCCCAAAAATTCGTCATCATCATTATAAACAGTACCAACAGCTAATTTTTGATTTATTTGTGTCTTGCCACCCCAGCTACCTATATCAAGAGAACCATATTTTAGATCAATCCCAGCTGCACCTATTATTTTAATATCCTTAGTTAATAAATTATCTAATTTTTCTAAGCTCCCTGGCAGCAACGCAATGTCTTGGTGGGCATATATTATGTAGTCTCCTCTAGCCACTTCTCTACCAGCATTTAAAGCCTGGCTAGCATTGTAAATTCCACTATAATTAAATATTGGAACGTATTCAATGTCTAGTCTTTTTTGCTTCTTTATCGACTTCAGAAGACAATCATTAAAAATCTCTTTGTCACTTATACAGCAAACCACCGAATATTTTATGCTCTTCTTCAATTGATCATTCCATCAGCTTCTTGATGATACCCAAGACCGCGCAATAACGTAGCACACCTGTGGTGATAAGTATGATTATTTAACACTTCTTCCTTTTGTTTTCGAGCAACGTCTTTTGCAAGATCTGGGTTACTCAAATATCGCCCGACTAAGTTTTTATAATCCTGAGCGTCTCTAGCCACTACCATTGAAGGGATCATGGCTTTAATACTAGGAACAGGATCATGTATTGCTAGGACTCCTGATAAAGCTAGCTTAAAAGCTCTCTCAGGTATATCAAACCCAAATTGTTGAGTGTGTGCTTCCGAAATGCATGGGCCTATCTTACCGGTATTCAGAAATTGATTTGACTGATCTTCTGGTAGTCTTTCGACTTCGTGCTTCGAGGGCCATTCTCCCCAACCTCTAATAGAACATTGGTAAGTGTCAAGAACCGGCATTAGGTACTCGTCTATCGTTTTGGCCTTATAGGGCCATCTGCCCCCAAGGTATACTATATCATTATGCCGCCATAAACCAAGATCATAATATTGCAATCTATCACCAGCTACAGGCATCGGAACCCAAGGTATACAAAATACCGTTACCCAATACGACCAAATAATCGCGTCATTTTTTGAACCATACCCAAACACTAAGTCAGCTTTGTTACTGACCACCCACTCTTTATCAGCATCACTCTCGTTAATATGGCCTATATCAATAGGCCCGTATGGATTAACATGTATGGCTACTTTCGCCCTTCTGATATTTGGTATAGGCTCTTTATGCCCAGAACAGCCAATATACACATCTGGATCAAAGCTTGACCACTGCGCTAGGTCACCAGTATATCTCTGTATTTCGTGCCCTTTATCAGCGAACGCGCTCATGAGAGAGTCTGTTATGTAACCCCATGCGCCACCTACTCTTTTATTCATTAAGATCTTCAACAGTTCACCATTCCTGTTACTTGGGAAATCTGTAACTCAATTCTTTGACGAATTGTAAGCTCTTTTAGTCTATCATGTATGGCTTTGTTTTTATCATGATGCTGATACCATCCCTCAGATCTACCATGATGAAGATGCAGAAGATTGTACGTTCTATTGTCTAGATATTTTGACCCTCCCGACATTCTTTCATAAAAATCACAATCCTCACACCCGTAACCCCAAAAATCCTCGTTAAATCCGCCTACTTTCCAATAAGCATCCTTTGTACATGCCAAAGAGCCTCCCTCATAATATCCAACAACACGCTCAAACACAGGATCTGATACTTCTCCAGAACTATTAATGCGATCAGTGCTCGCCTTATCCGTGTACACTACAGTAGACCCCAGATGACAAGACTCATAATTGTCCAGCACAGCACTTACTTCAGATACATATCCATTTATAGCAAGCATGTCAGCATCATGTAAGATTATCTTATTGCTTGTAGCTTTGGAAACACCAAGATTAAACGCTTTGGCTTTATTGAAAGAATGTTCCTCTGTAACATTGACTTTATAATATCTTATTGGTTCATATTGCGACACATCTATTTTTTGAGTCTGGTCTTCTTCTACTAATATTATCTCTATGTCTGGGTATTTTTGGGCTCTTATATTATTCAGTACTGTGTTTAGAGAACCAGATCGTTCCTGCTCTCTAAAAGGAACTATAAATGTGACCTTTGGAATACACGAATCTTGAGTGAAATCATGCTTTAATTTCTTCAGACTGTCGTATTTGTCTCGAGCAGATTTTAGACACTCATTTTTGTCGTCTATTGAAGTACTCTCTTTATGCAATTTGATATATGATTCACTGCTATAGAGATCATAGTAACCTTCTTTTTGCATTTTATTGGCATAAGCTCTAGAAGACCATTCAATATGTTCTAAACCATAATATCCAAAATCCTCGTTGAATGCTCCAACAGCACGAAAATACTCATTTGTAAATGCCAACAATGCACCATGCGGTCTGTCGTTGACTACATTTAACTGCACACCATTTACAACAGTACTCATTCCTTTATCTGCGCCATATATTCCAGCCTGTCTAAAGACGAGATGGTGCATCATCGATTTTTTTAAACCATCAGCATAGAAATATTCCCAACCAGGCTTCAATATCTCTATATCGTCATTTAACAAAATACCGTATTGAAATCTGCTTAAAGCACGTAGTAATCTGTTCGAGTTTCCAGCCACCCCAAGTCTAACATTGTTTTTTATGACCACAATGTTTGATTGTTCACATAATTCTTCTAAGTATGCGATTAATTCTGGGTCCGTGCTGCAATCGTCACTGACAAATACAGTCGTAGAATTTAGGTTAGTATTTTTGTTAATACTGTCAATGAGACGCTCTAACGAGTCTTTCCTGTTGTAAGATAATATACCCACTCCTATATTGTTGCTGATTGGATATAAACCCTTACTGTTTTCAATCAAACCAACAGCTGTTCGTTGTATTTTGATCTTTTCATCTTCCGACACCTGCTTACCTACGATCTTATCGACTGATTTTTGGGCTTGTACTGGCTGTCGTGTATTCTGCCTGCTGCCAATAATTGTGCGTCGCTGAGGCTGAGGCTGAGGCTGAGGCTGAGGCTGAGGCTTAGGCTGAGGCTTAGGCTTAGGCTGCCTATGATGCTGCATCAACGGAGTTATTACTGGTTTTGTTGGCGTGTTGACTGTTTCGACTTTTTCGACTTTTTGGCTTATGATTGGTGTGGACGGTTTTAATGTCTCATTGTTATTCAGATTTATTAAAAATCCTCTCTGCCGGTAAATCTCATAATATGCAGGAAGATTCACTATTTGCCTACTCTTGATCTTAACTATTTGTCCTTCTGGACCAGTTATATGCACTGTGTGATGGTGCGGGTTTTGGTATTCTGGCATACTATCTCCTAATCTCCACGTACAATGGTGCAAAATTTATTGGATCGTCGTCATTCAGTCTGAACCTACTTGGTCTTATTAATAGATTCCCCTCATAAGACCCTTGCCCCTGAATGATAGCGTCAATGACTGATGGGTCAAGTATCACTGTATTTTTTGTCTTTAAAGTATTCACGAGCTTTCCAAAGACATCTTCTATAAGCCCCGGGCTCACACATTTGTTTAAGGATGTCCTCACATCTACTAACGTCAGAGTATCCCCAGAAATGCTAAAATGATATTGTGCTTGTTCTATCTTTATGACGTTCATTAATCTAACATAATTTACTAACTCATCCTTCACGAAATTCCTGCTAGTAATTCCAAGCGGTGTCACGTCTGACTCTAACTCTATCAGATTTCCAGCAGCATCGGAAAAAACAGTGTAGACATCATCCTTCTGGGTGTCTCGATAAATCAGAACAGTGAGATCAACATCGCCAGGGTGTTTTTGGACATAGCAATATATATGTTCTAATCTTTTTATTTCTGTGTGGTCGTAGTACTTGGGGTAAGGCAGGACTTTTGGTACTTTAAATGTACCAGACTGTGACGTTATGGACGTAGTCGTGTTGGCTGATCGCAAAGACGCCATTGGCTGAATTCCTTATCTTATCCAAGTTTAATATCCGCGTATTTTTCTTCTGCTCTTTTTCTGTCATTGTGAAAAGCAAAAATGACATTGTCGAGAAAATAATCGATATTCTCTCTTCTTCAGGCAACTTAGCGATCAGAGTGTTACTATCACCCATTCGCTCTCCAGGTGCATAATTAGACACAACTCCGCACCAAGTCACGAACCAACCAGTCCATATCACAAAATCACCATACGCTGGGACGTAGTCTGATATGTTCTTGTAAACAGCTAGTGAAACCTCTGTTTTAGGCATTATCTTCTCTCTTCAGCTGATGTTCGAAGATATTATAGACATATCTTCCAGATGGAAGTCTCCAAACAATATCAAGCCCTACACGTGTCGCACCGAGAGCATTCTCTATATCATCGTCTATTGAATATCTCAAATTCTCTAGACCAGAAAGCCTAATAGGGGATACTACTTTGCCATTAATTCTGGTGGTCTCAGGTACTATGCTCTCTGTCTTTAGAAGATCCCTAATGTGCTCCATGCCTGCTAGAATGATCTGCCTCTGAGACTTAGACTCAGTCCCGACAGACAGTGATACATCCCCGAGCATAGCGTTTACAGTACTCTCTGGATTCTTCTTTAAATCATCTGGTGCAAAATTCTTTAATAAACCGACTATATCGTTCTTAGAATTGATTTTCGGTTTCTGAATCTGCTGTGTCATAGGTATCTGCCATGTTGATTTTGCAAGATAAGTTCACGTCGTATGTATGTACTCTGCCCCTCCGACAAAATTCGTAAATTATATGAAAAAAATTACTGAACCCATGCAGAGCGAGAATATTCAAAACAATATTATCAAAATACCGAGCTTCTTCAAAAAAACTGAAAAACATTGATATCCAAACACTGCAGCAATACCCACAAGATGTGACTTTATCGATGAATTTAAATATGCCTAAAAACTTCTTTTCGTGACTATCTTCCGCATATAAATATGATCTGAGTCTATCTCTGAATATCATATCAGAAATAACAGAAGTGGTGATGAGCTCTACAGCGCGTTCTATAGCAAATGCAGATATCAGAAAATTCAGCATCATTTTATTTTTCTACATTCATGATTTGTACACTGCTGTCTCTCCCGCCCGGAAATTATAATTACCATCATAACGGACTCACATAAGCTGCAATATGATAACCTTTGCAGGTCGTCTTTAACAGCTTCTTTGTGAGTCCTGATAATCGGCTGTGGTTTATTCTCCAGATTAGAAGGAGAAGGACCTCTTCCGGCTGGTTTTCCACAACATGACATTATCTCTTGCCTGTTATATTGTACCCATGAATAGGTCTGGTATCTAGAGCCTGTGTCCGAACAGGCTGTCGCAGGTCTTTGACAATCACACGCTTCGGCGGTTGTTCCGGTCTATTAATTTTCTGTGCAGTGACTTTATTACCATTACATCCACACGCCATGTTACACCTCCAAGAATAATGATGCCGGTTCTACAAACTCAGCAAAGTCTTTCCATCTAATAAAGCTAACATCAGGAAGTTCTAAATCAACCTCGATGTAATTTTTCCTTTTACTAGTATGACTTATGTTCATCCGTACTGGATTCATAGTATATTTATACCTAAGCTGCGGTAATATGCCCTTTAGTCTTATAGACAATTCACCATCCATGCTATCAGAAGGTATAACTATCCAATCCTGTGTTGTAGAGAATTTAAAAAACAACATCGGATGAATCTTACGGTTTAATACTTTTGTGAGAATCTCAGCATCATATGTCGCCTGGTGCCACCAAGTAGAAAACAGATTCTTAGATGGATTACCAAGAATAGCATCAAAGCTAAAGCCTTTACCTGACTTAGCTTCGATGCTGAATTTAATATCACCGGTAACTGGTATCACATCTGCTGTACTCTCACGCTCAACAACGCTGAGGTCTCTTCCCTCTACTCTGCGTCGTCTGAACTGCACACCAGTGAATTCGCCTAACAGCGATGCTACCCGACGTTCGTATGTTTTACCTTTGCGAACGTTCGATTTGCCAATCTTAGATCTATCTGGCTCTACTTTGTCTACCATTATGTGATCTTATATGTTATGACTATGGATTGATCTAGATGATACAATACATACCCAGCAGCCGCCTCTAGACCCAAATAAGTTTTTAAATTTGGGTAATTTGCTGAACTAGGAACAGTATTATCAGGTATTATTAGATGCTCTAGTCTGGTTGATCTAAGAGCATTCAGCGGAGTCGTCGCGTCAGTCTTGTCAATTCTAGCACCAGTAGCATCCACCGTGAATGGAGCAACCGTCACATAATGCAATAATGTAGCCATACTGTACCTCATGCAGATTTGAAAAACTCATAATATATTTATGCAAGATTCTTTAATGGGAAAACCAAATCGTTGAACTCATTCAGAAAACCATTAATCTTACAATCCTGAGCTAACGACAAAATCGTCTGCTTATCAAAAGTTACCTGTTCAGCCAGTTTCCTTCTCACATAAATCGTATTATTTAATATCTTCGGGCACATGCTTAAGTCGATTAGCAGAAGGTTCCTGTTATAAATGCTTTTATCATTTAGAGCCAGAAATTCAGCCAAGAGCTTATAATCATCAGCTAATTTAACAGCTTTCTTTGGTCCGATCCCGCGATATCCTGGGATATTATCAGATTTATCACCCTGCAAAGCTTTAACCAACACAGGATTACTCACCGGCACCGCTATCTCTTTTTCTTTTCGTGGTTCAAAAAGTATGTTACTAGAATATCTGTAAGGTATCTGGATCATATCACTGTCTGTCGAAATCACAACCGTCTTAGTCGGATGTAGAACTGATACAGCGGAATAAATTAAATCATCAGCCTCCATAAACTTTCTTTGATATTGTCTAACTCCCATGAATTTAAACATCTCCTCGCAGACAGCAGTTAGCTTTTTTAAATCGTCAGATATATCCGTTACATAAGGGTTCTTATCTCTGTCTTTATATGTCGTAAGTATCTTCCTACGCCACACATCAGATCTTGGTGCATCCCAAAACATATGTATAGATGAAGGACTATAATTTCTGATCCATAAATTAAGCAAGCGCATGAATATAACAAAAGGGTGGACTGGATGTCCACCCCTCGTTTCTTCAGCCCTATGAGCATAGACTGCTCTATAAAGCGCATTTCTTACATCGACAAGCAGAGCTGGTCGAACCTGATCAATCATCGTCGTCATCCAGTTGGTCGAGCAAGGATTTTACATCGTCGTCATCATCGTCTTCTTCTTCGATGATTGGAGCTGGCTTTGGTTTAGCCTTTTGCTCTTCGACTTTGGCGACTTTCTTAGGAGGAGTGACTGGCGTGTCGTCTTCGTCTTCGTCTTCCTCAACGATAGGAGCCTTAGCCGCCTTGGCTGGCTTCCGAACTGGTTCTTCTTCTTCATCACTATCGAAACCAGAAGAATTTGCCATTTGAGGCTTGCTCTCCTCAGCATCATCTCCATAGATCAGGGTGTTACTGAGTTTTTTTATCTTTTCACGATCTGGTGACTCAAGTCTATCCCAAATATTAATTCTTTGGGACAATAGTTGAGTGATCATTTTAGTATTGGGGGTCCCATCTTCATTTTTAGCGATTGGGACCGGCTTTTTGTCATTACCAACACTGAACTTGCTGGTCTTATAGCCATTCGTCTTACCGTTCATCTGAACTTGTAATTCAAATAGCCATGCGGAATTCTCATCAAAGAATACGCCGTACGGTTCCAGCTCTTCATCTGGATCAATCACATCCGGAGCATCACGATTGATGCAAGCAGTCCACATATCGAACAGCGTCTTAGGGGCCTTATAATACATGATGCGCCCACGAAGCTCTTCCGGATTCGCCTTAACGTTTGGGAAGAAGATATTGACTACATAGCTCGAATTAGGGAGCCAGTCAGTTCTGATCTTCTGACGCTCAGTGTCTCCCAAGCTCTTGTCGCGGAGTAGTTTAAGACCAAAATCACATAGAGCGCATTCTGAACCATCATAAACACGAGGGCAAGCGTGAGGATGGTTCTGAACCCAGTGTTGACCATAGTTCACGAAGAACAGGTCCATTGATTTTTCTACGATACCAGCTTTGAGCTTATCACCTTCCAGAAGGCCAGGTAGAACGTAGAACCTATATTTCAAGGTTTCTCCTGGCTTTGCTTTGGCTGGTCTGAATTCGTCTGGGTCAGACTTGCTGCCACCGAATTCTTTTAGTTTCTTCTTAATCGCGTTCAGATCATATGACATTGCGTAGGTCCCTTTGGGAAAAGTGCATTAGCTTCGTTCTTGTTCTTGCCTTTTGAAGCCCGCTAGACTGCGGGCTAATTCTGCTTTAATTCGGAGCGCCTCAATCGTGTGGTAAATCTTACCACATGTCATCTGCGCCTTCTCATATTTTAACTCCGCATCTCTTATTTCAGAGTCTGCTTCAGCTATGGCTTTGACCTGCTCAACGGTCAACCTGACCTTGGCAATCGAAGCCTCTGAAGTGATCCTCTCTATCACCCTCCCTTTTCTAGCCTTTAGCTTCCTCTCGGCAACAGCAACCGCAAGCTTCAATTCAGAGTATATCGCAGCCCAATAGGCATATTGAGCAGGAAGCCTCATCATCTGGTCTTCAAGCATGTCGTAATCAAGATCTAAATCTGGCAACATATCGACCTCAATAGTCTTATATGTTAACTTACCAGTTTCTTCATTCTTAGACTCAACGACCTGAAGCTGAACCATGAACTTAAACAAAGTAGAATTAGCCAGTTCTGCTGGTAAATTCTCTTCGATCCAGATCGGACGCTTTGATCTATTCTGCTTCGCCATTATTGTCTCCACGTCTTAAATACACATTTCAAGGATATAACATTATACGCTGTAATAATCTTTAAAATGACGATAGGCACGCCATTTCTTACCGATAGAAACCTTCACCGGGAAAATGTATTCCTCCTCAAGCACCCCATCAAACGGTCTCAACATTATATCACAGACCTGCCTAATGGTACTATTAATCTCAGCCTTATCTGGAGGAGAAGCAACCACAATTGAGTCATGGATGTCACATACGATTCTTGAGCCCATCTTCTCCCATATCTTCCTAATAGCTATATGCATCGCGTGAGCCACAGATCCCTGCATAACACCATTAAACGACGACAACCGATTCTTCTCATCCGTAACAGTGAACTTTCTTCCAAGAACGGTACTCATAGAATCCCTAGCAGAAAGACGCATGATCCAATCACCAAGATCAGGATAAGCTTTATCGAAAACAATGCTGTTGTAATCCAAAGAATTGATACATCGCAAAAGAATTAGCTTACATTCATCACGAGAAAAAGTCTGATCTAATTCTTTCTGCTTACTAGCATCATTAAGAATAGACGCGAGCTTGGTGTACGGGTCAGAATCGACGAAGGCAGATGTTAAAGCTTTATCATTAGACAACATAGAAGCCACTCTAATATCAGCACAAATCCAGTCGAAATGAATCAGTACATCATTCTCCGAGCCATAGATAGTAGTCACATGATCCTTAGTGGAGAGACCCTGGATATTAAACTCAAGGCTCTTACTCCTGCCAGTATGTGTTTTCTGACTCCATATAGGCTGGATATGGGTATAATTATACAACAACCCGCTATTCTCTAAGTCCGCGTATACTATCGAAGAATTAGCTAGATATTTCTGGTAAAGATTGACTTTATGTTTAGCCATTTCTTCGAATATCTCTTCGGTATACCTTTCATCAGATCTAACACAATCATCGCTGTCTTTCCTGGCCATATGAAAATCGAAAACATTATATTCGCGATAGTCTATCGGTAAATCGAGTACGGTGATTAGATCTCTAAAATCTTGGCAAACTATCTCGAAATTCTTGTCATTTAATTTTAGGAAACACTCTCTAGCTTTGAGTGTTTCCTTCTTAATTTGCTTGATAGTTTTTAGTGAGCCTTCTCTATAAAGATCGAATTTATATGTCTTGCCATCTATGAGGAATGATATAAATCTCGGCAGTTTCTTGTTTTTATCTCTATTGAAGATAACTGCTATATATGCTCTTCGCACTATCGTACCTCATATTTCCTCTTTCTATAAAACATGATCAGCTTGTTATACCCTTATTCACGGCCTGAGCCACATCAGCTTGTGTTACCTTCGGCCCAAAATATTGGGTACGAGGGTCAGTCTTACCTTTCTTAGCTAATGACTCCTTGATTTGCTGGGTCTCTCCCGGTTGTCTATGCTCTTTGAACGGGTCATTATTCATGAGAGTATAAGTGTGCATATCTCTATGCACACCGTTCTTGTCAAGCCAACCATATCCACGAACGTATGTTGTAAAATTATGACCATATAGTGTCTTCACGACATCTGTTGATTTGCATCGAGGGCATATGCATGCTGCATCTTTATCTCTTTGAGTCGGATTCATAGAATGCGATGTTTCAAATAAAACATATGATTCATAGTTTTCATCGGATGATTCAACATCACCAGATTCCACCTGATTCATATAAGACTGTGAGCATGGAAGACACTTATAGATATAATTCGGCATTTCACACCAGTTCGATTTTGATAGATCTGAGCTTCATCAAGAAATTTCGTTCTGACATAAGAATGATACGCTCACCCTTATAAAAACCACCATCAGTATTAATAATGTGCATGTTAGCCCTATCTGGGAATAACACGACATCACCAACAGAAATCTGTGTTACGTTAGGTCCAACACCAACGACCACACCTTCATTCTTATACTTATCACGATCAGTTAACATGATAGATGATGCTTCCGCTTCCTGCCAAAGCGCGACCATCTCATTAAGAGGGTATAACTGTTTGATAGCCCTCTCATCGCCATGCACCGCAGGCATTTCTGCATTAGTATACGCAGATGGTCCACTAACAGTAGCCACAGTAGATTCAGAAGCAAGCTTATCGGACTTAGGTATCATAGTATCCTCCTAACCTAATTACACTTCTCTAACGACCATGCAATCATATTGAATCTCACAATTAATCGAGACAAGCTTAGGACCATTTCTATTCTTAGCCACATACATAGTAATCCGAGGTGGCTGTGCCTGCCTGTCAGCCTCAGACTGATTTAAACTGACAACGTAGTCAAGAGAGAATTGCTTTGCGAAGCTCTCAGACGCCTTAGTAACATCAATCATACTATCACTACCAGCACCACTACGATTAGTCTGCGTAGCAGTGAATACCAAGACATTCTCATTTTTAGCCAAACCACGAATCTCGTTAGCAACGTGCTTCTGCTGAGAATAATCATCCTTGTTATAGTTAGCATTCCTACTAATCATTAGATCCATATAGTCAAGAATCACAACATCAGGCTTCCAGCCCTCTTGACGTTTTAAACTATCCATCAAAGCATAGACGTGTGAAACACTACATTCATCAGGCGGCATCTCATGTATCAGCAGCCTCTTGTTATAAGTCTGTTTTGTGCTGGTCATTACTCTACGAACAAGCTCTTGGTGGTGATGGATGTCATCTAATCGGACACCAGTAAGCGTCCCCACAGCCCGCAGAGCAGTCTTTAAAACATCCATCTCGAAAGTAATGAATAGAACATCCTGACCCGTTTTGCCGTTGGATGTGTGTCCTCTTAAGGAACTGATTGCATTGTTAACTAGAAACACGGACTTTCCTACGTTTGTCGGAGCCAGCCAGCACACCACTTCTTTAGGAGAAGGACCACCATTGTTCAAAATATGGTCTAACCTTTGGAACCCTGTGGTCCTGTGCTCGATAGCATCAGGCTCGAATAATAATTCGAAATTCTCTAGGAACCAGAATCCCTTGTCGCCGACATCAGCAATCCTGTTGGCTTCGTTGACGATTTTCTCGATATACTCAAAGTTCTCGCTGTTATATGCTTCAATCGCTTCCTCGCTGTAAAGCATACCGAATGCTCTAACCTTTGCCCACTTAAGAAGCGTATCCTTTATTAAAGGTATGTCTCGCGGATTGCTTTTCTTTTCTATGATCGGCAAAATGATGTCAAACGGGTCGCTAGAAGTCAGAGTAGATTCAATGACATCTTTTAATATAGCTCTGGTAGGTACTACATTATATTTCTCATATAAGTTCAAGATCGTGGCAATGACGTAACGGCATTCCATTCTCTTAAACATATCAGGTTTTAAAAATCTGATCACCCCGGTGATGAATTCAGGATGATCTAGTGATAACGCTATAATGGCTTCTTCTTGATACGGGCCAAACGGTTTGCTAGCGTTATCTTCTTGATCTAGATTGCTCAGTATATCCAGCGTGCTCATGTGCAATATTTCTGCTTCTTGGTCTGTATAGCAAGTAGAACCGCTTGTGCTCTCATCTCCGCGAGAGTCAACGCCGTGCATTGATCTATCATCTCATCTTCTGTGAAATACAACACAGCACCATTAATAAGAGATGTCCTGTCGCCATATAGTGATGGGGCCAATGGCTGACTTGCAGACGCTTGAATTGTATAAACCCAAACATTATTGATGAACGACATTGACGATACTTTAACTGGCTCTAGGAAACCAAGAGCTGCGGATTCGCGGAGGTAAACGACATCACCTGGATTGTATTTTGGGCCTGTCATTCTGAACCTCCATCAAGGATTCCATCATCTAAACCATCTTCATCTAATGTTTCTTCGATATTAATAGCGAAGTTTTGACGTTTCTGTATATCGCCAAACATCGCTTTATAAGTTCGATCTTTAATCTCATTCATAATGGCTTCATTAGAACGGACATTTTGAATAGTATTATTGATGCCATTACCAACGTGGGTTTCCCCAAAATAGTAGTTGCTTCCACGTTTAGTAAAGACTTTTGCTACCTTTTCTGAAATTTCAATCAGGCTAGCTACTTCGTCGATACCGAATATCGGTCTAACATCTTTTCCTACGCAAATGTCGTATTCAGCTTCCAGAAATGGCGCTGCGACCTTGTTCTTAACGACCTTCGATCTCGTCCTAAATGCGATTATATCGTCTTTATCTTTAATGGGCGCGACCTTTTTGATTTCCATGCGAATTGAAGCATAGAATTTAAGAGCACGACCACCAGGCGTATGCTCTGGATTACCAAACATTTGACCGACTTTTTCACGCAACTGATTGATGAAGATAATAGTAGTTTTTGTATTATTGCACTTTCCTCTGATCTTTCCGAGACCTTTGCCCATCAGCTGAGCTAAGGCACCCATATTAGCGTCACTTATATCACCCTCAAGAATCGATCTCGGCACTAAAGCAGCGACAGAATCGACGACCACTAGATCCACAAGCCCAGAGTCTACAATGCGCTCTATGATTTGGAATCCCTCTTCCCCACTATCTGGCTGGGATATTATAAGGTTATCAGTGTTTACACCTATCTTTTTAGCCCATTGGATATCAAGGGCATGCTCGGCATCTATGAAGGCCACAACGCCGTTTCTTTTTTTGTCTTTAAAGTAGTGGTTTTGGCATGCTTTCGTAATCTGTAAACATGTTGTGGTTTTACCACCTGACTCTGGCCCATATATTTCTATTATTCGACCTAGTGGTAGCCCACCGCATCCTAACGCATAATCTATTGATGCTACTTGCGTTGAGAACACCTGTACGTTGACTATTGATCCATTTCCCTGCGCGATAGAGCCACTTCCAAAATCTTTTTCAATTGATTGCAGCAAATCATTTAGATTTGTGCTCTTTATTATCGTCTTCTTTTCCTTGGCCATCTCTTAGGTTTCCTAGCATTGAGTATATTTGTGACATAGTTTTGTCATAGTCCAAGACCTTTAACACATCTTTTGCTGGTAATCGTATTGTTACGGGACCTTTGGTCAATACAAGATCGTGCTCCACAACTCCAGCGACCAGCCAATCACCATCTGTTGTGGGCTTGTCTATAGGGGATGAAATATAAGATAGGTTCTTAATAGTAAGTAACCTGACTCTATCAAGTCTTCCTATACGTTCTAGTGACTCTTGTGCCATGGCAAATTTATCTTTAGATGGAGGGTTCAATGCCGATGAACAGTAAGCTGACAAAGAATGAGAAAATGCTTGTTGAAGCTATCAACAGCATGTTTGATCTGGACGCGCAAGTAGGTCTCGCCTTCCATGACAAAAAAGATCTCGAGCCGCATAATGAAGAACGCGGATACGAATACTTACACAACCAAATAGATGATATGTTCGCACTCAAAGCAGCAGAGCTCATCCATGCCGATAGCGTGAATCAGGCATTCCACAAAGTACACAGCTACAAATATCTAGATGACCCCACATTTCCAACTGCAATGGAAAAAGAACTGGTTGCACAAGCCGTGCCAGCAGAAGAACGAGCCAAAGCAGTAGCCGCCATATCAAGCATCATCAAAGAGCTAAAGAAAGAGCAAAAAAACTGGGCTGAAAAAGACTACGGCTTCAACCCACACATGGACGAAATCGAAAAAGTATCAAGACCAGAACAACCATTAGATTTTAAAATCCATGATAAAGATGGATATAATGAAGCCAACGTGGACTGGGACAAAGAAGACTTTAAACCGGGTCGAACCCCAGACGCATGAAAATCAGGCAGATATACGAAAACCTCCTGAACCAAAAATTGCGAGAACTATCGCAAGATACCGGCTTCTTCCAAAGACCAGCCGTTAACAGCATACCATTATACGATGCCGAACGTGGCTTTGATTCCGACTCAAGAGCCACATCCAACACGACCGGCAAAAAAGGGATTCCGACATCTAAACGGCACAGAAAATTCTTCAATATAAGCATCGGGCCAGAAGAAATGTCTGTTCAGTAAACAGAAATAATACCTGAACCCTGACACTTAGGACAAACAATATCCTGATTCATGTTCCTAATACTGCCCGCTTCATGGCAGAGAGGACATGATTTCATAGAATCCTTATAACCAGATTTAAAATCTGGACTCTTCCCGCTAATAGAATCCTCGGCCATACGTTTAAACCGATTCTGCAAATGCTGATCATTCTCACGCTTCGAAATCTTAATCCTTGTAGTG